AATTTCACCACTAGCCTTTTCAGCTTCGATCTCTTCTTTCATTCTTTCAATATCGTCATCGGTCTGCATTAGAATGTTTTTACGTATCCATTCTTTTGAGAAATACTCACCAACGTATTGATCCATATCAGTCAATAGACTAATACGTTCACGCATCATTTCATTTTCTTTTAACTCAGCAAATGCTGAATCTTGAATAAAGTCAATTACAATATCTTCTTTGAATTGTACCCAATCTTGCTCACTAATAATACCCTTAAGGATTAATTGCGTTTTTAGCAAGTCAAGGAACATCCAAGAAAACTTTTTGCGTAAGCGATTAATAAATTTTTGGAACTTAACTTCATCTCTTGAAATTTCAGTAGAACGTCCAAGTGAAAACTGTGCTTCTTGCTCTAAGCGATTAGAAGGAACGTTGAGAGACTTGTAAAGTTTTTTCTGGAAATAGACGATGTCGTCAATTTGTCCAAGGTTTTCCCCTCCGGGTAAGGTCGTAATTTCTGTACCTCGGCCACCTTCTCTACGCGGTAACCAGAAGTCTTCAAGCATGGACATGTGTTTACGATCATCTTTAATCTCTCCTGTGGATGCGTCATATACCAATTTATTGCGGTATTGATTCATAATTCCACGTAAGTATTCTTCTGACTTACCCTTTGGTAAGTTACCAACATCAATATAGAAAATACGACGTTCTGGAGCACGAGCAAGACGATAGATTACAAGTGAATCTTCCATCATGCGCAATTGGTTTACTGGCTTAATTGCTTTATGCAAATAAGATAAAACCTTTTTGCGAGTTGAATCTAAAAGACCAGATGTAGTATATTGAATTGCGTCTTTACTAATCTTAATACCCTGATTAGTTTTTGCAAGACCAGCATCGCGATACAGATAATATTCTTCTACGTCTTTAATTAACGTAACGCCAGTTTTTTCGTCTTTTTCTTGATTTAGTTGTTTGACCTTAGTCATGCGAGTTGCATCAATAGGTCTTAATTCGATGATACCTCGTTTTGGTTGTTTCTCATCGACAATAATATGGTAATAGACTCTTCCATCTACATACCATTTTCTAAAAATTTCGTGACCATAATTATTGAATTGTAACAATGAAATAATATTGTCAAATTCTTCTTTAATTTGGTTTTTAATAGTATCGGGTTGATCTAAGTCATCTAAGATAATATCAACGGGAGCTGAATCTGCATCAGAGACAATAGCTTCATTAACAATATCTTCAATCGCGGCATCACACTCTGGATGCATAGCAATTTCTCGATATCTGCGGATTAACTCACCCTCAGATGCTTGATCGGTTAAGCCATCAGTATCTAAATATTGACCAAAATATCCACCGGCTGATACATAACTAGATCCATCACTATCTTGTGGCGCGACAAAAGATTGCTTTTTAGCATCCTCTTTTTCTTGTCCTTTACGCTTAATTTCAAATCCAAATAAGGATATTCCATTATTTTCAGCCATTCATTTTCTCCGGAATTTTCAAAATATAGAGGGGTTTTTACACCCCTCCATATACTTATAACATAATTAAGATGTTGTGCTAGATTCCCAGTATTGAACTTGAAGTTCTACTGTAAATTCTTCGATAGCATTTTCGGTATCATATGATACTTCAATTGCTGATATATTCGTTGGCCAAAGGCCTCGGAAATTATAGCTCTTGATATTATTGCCATCTTTATTTAACTGATGAATTGCTGCATCAGCAAAATAATCAGAAGGATTTGTAGCACCAGTGTTTGCATTGTGATTGTTGATTCTATTCATCCAACGCTCAAATACATTGCGCAATTGGAAACTAGTATCATTAATTACAGTAATTGTCCAAGGTTCGAATGTACGATCCCCAGCAATTTGTAATTGACGACCACGAAATGGAACAGTGATTGGAGCAATTACTGAAGATGGTAAAGCAGCTGCTTTAATTAAGAAGCCACCAATTTCAGTATCACCTGCGCCACCAATACCAGCTGGCCAACCCATCTCTACCTTGAAAAGGTTAGATCTGGCGCCACCACCAATTAGTTTGGCTTTAAAATCATCTACGCCTAATATTGCCATTGTTTATTCTCCTTATTGACCGATAATTTCAGAGAATTCAACGCCAGTACGAGTAGCAATGAAGTTCAATGTAATGAAGTTGATAGAACGTGCAGGCTTGATGTAAATATCAGCAACAAACTGGTTGCTATCAATAATCTCGCCAGTGTTGTTCGTACCATCACACACTACAGCAAAGTCAGTTAGACCACGACGGCCTTTGACATCACGTAGGAATGGTTCAACCATGTTACGGAACATTGCTCTAGTGAAGTCATCATTGAATTCAAAGAGTTGATATTTAGCTGCGGTTGCAATTGCCTTTTCCAAGACCATGAACAAGCGACGTACGTTAATGCGATCGAATGCAGAAGGCTTAGCTTGTGCAGTCTTATCACCATATAGTACAATGCCTTGACCAGGGAAAGAAGTAATTGGATTAACGCGTGCTTTGTAAAGTGTATCACGATCGGCTTGCTTAGGATTGAATGCAACCTTAGTTACGCCTAGTAGTTGACCACGTGTAAAGCCGGCAGGGGAGAACCATGCATCTGCAACATCGTCTGTGTTAGCACAGAGACCAGCCATATGGCCAGCTGCAGGAATCCAACGATATACGTCGTTATATTTGTCGTATACTTTAAGAGCAGTTGAGTCAATTACACCATAAGAAGTAGATGTTAATTGATCAGCAAACTCTTTTACGTCGACCGCTGGTTGAGAAGTACCTACTGTATCTTCTACTGGAGGAGAAATAAATGCTAAACAATCTTTACGATCAGTTGCGACACCAAGCAAATAGTTTGCCATAGTTATATCATCACCACCATTGGCACCAGGTACAGCAAACAATAGATTTACATCTACGGTTTCTGAATCTTCTAGTAAACCAAAAGCAGTTTGAATTTCGCCAACTGTTGGGGCATTATCATCAGTACCAGCAGTAAGTGAATAATTCACTACACTAGTAGTACCAGTGAAATCGCCTTCCGCGGCATCAGCAAGAGCTGCAGCAACAGTAAATCCACCTAAAGCAAAATTAGTGTCATGATCACCAAACCAAATATAATTTGATGTGTTCATAACATCTGCGTAATAACTTGACGTGCCATCAGTAGCTTTAGCATCTGATGCCAAAGAAGCAAATGCGAAAGTTTCTAGAATAGAACCAGCGGTTCCAGTCCATTGACCATCTTCATCTACTACAACGATATGAATTTCGTCATTCGATGCGCCACGTTCTGCAGCATACACAGAAGTACCTGGTGCTGAATCAAAGTTATCTGCATATGGCCAAGTTGCAAAACCAGTGCCGGCTCCGCAAACTGAAACTTTAAGTGAGTTACCTAATACTCCAGGGTATTTAGCAACAACCTGAGCAGTTAAGTCATGTGTATCGTAATCGTCACGATTCTTAACTAGAACTCCAACTCCTGTGGAAGTAGCATTAAGATTAGTGGTCGCTGCGCGAACTACCTTAAGTGCATTTCCGTATTTCAAGAATGAAGCTGCGGTTAAGAAATAACGGGCTGTATTATTATCAGGGGTGCCGAATCGAGCAGCTAGTTCTTTTTCTGAACCTACTGTAACGATCTCTTCGACAGGACCCCAGTTGAATGCGCCTGCAAAACCACCTATAGAGGTAGATACTGCAGGTACCACATTCGTTAGGTCAATTTCCTTGACCTGAACTCCTGGTGATACTTGAAAAGCCATTGTTTATTCCTCTCCAAAAAAGATTATAAGATTTTATTCATAATACGGATATTCACCTATAATATATTTATAAATAATGATATTTAGAACATTCCAGTATTACTTACAGTTTCCCACACTTCACCATGTTCTACATGATATTTGTCTTCTCGACCATCGTCAAAAATTCCAACAGGTACTACATCATCTTCGATAAACTTAAGTTTTTCAGAGTATAGCATTTGTTTCAAATTAATATCTGTTAGATCGTTAAAGAATGGTGTGGTAGTAAACCATGCAAAAAGCACAAGGTTCATTACCAGATCATCATGATTTCCATTTGAAGCTTCATACGAACTACCTCTAGCTTCAAACGTTGATAATTCAATAATTGTTTCAGCATCTACAATAGTGAGTTTCTTTTGCTCAATAAAATCTTTGATATTAGAACAACCAATACGTTTTACTTTACGAGTCATGGTTACACCAATAGAATTTGATTTCACCATAGATTCTACATATACATTTTCATATTCTAACTCATGATAGAGTGCATTACATACCAATGAACCTTGATCATTGGATTCTACTATAATATATGCTTGATTATATTGCATAGCATATTTGTATATAATGTCGGGGTAAAGTAAGGGTGACACATTATTGTCACGGAAGACACATACTTGTTTGAATGGTCTTGCTGTTACGTCAATAATATTGAATGTCGAGTAATCTTGACCACGACCTTTTGCAACGTCAACAAACATCATATATTCATGATTTTCTATTACATCTTCATATATGTTTAGGTTATGTGTTTGTTTGATTGGTTGCTCAGCCTTTAATGATAATAATGTTTCAGCAGCAATAAGAGTATTACCATGTCCATGAAAGTTATTACCAAATTCTTGTTCGAACTGTAGTGGCGAAGTGTTAGAAATTGTTTGACGCTTCCATTCTTCATCCCGGCCTGGAACATCCCACCAATCTACACGGAATGATTTGAATTGGTTGGTGCCTTGAACAGCACCTTCGTATAGTTTATGATATACATTACCAATACCATTTGCTGTTGATGTAATAATAACTTGAGTTTCTTTACCTGCTGCAATTACTGGATATGTTGATGTATAGAACTGAGCATCATTTTCTACGAATGCAAACTCGTCTAGAAAAAGCAAATTAACAGAAAGACCACGAATCGAACTACCAGATGTAGCTGCGGCAATAACGCGTGAATTGTTTGAGAACTCAATAGAACCTTTATTGAGTGCTTTACATCCGGGTTGTAAAAAGAATGGTAAGTTCTCTAACATTAAAGTAATGCGTGCTAACATCTCACGAGCCGTAGCACCTTTGTTTGCAAGTATTGCTATTGTTTTTTCAGAATGGAAACACGCGTACCAAAGTAAATACCCACAAGATGAAATCGATTTACCAGATTGCCGACATGCTAATACAATTGAGAATCTATTTGACCTAAAGTGATCAAACATTTTTTCTTGATAATCATATAGGTCAAATGGAACTAATCCTTCATCAAGGGAGATAACCTTAAGATACTTTTTAGCGAAGTAAGACGGAGAGCGCATGCATTTGGCATACTCTTTTACTTCTTCGGCTGTAAAATTCTGTTGGACACCATCTCTTTTAACGTTTGGATTTCCGAGGTATCCAAAGATATTATTCTTGAGCGTCGATGACATTTCTATCTTCCATCTTTTTCGCCAACATTTTTTGTAGATCGGTGGTAGATCCAACAAACACATTATTTTGTGTCATACTATTAGGAAGAGCTTGTTGATTATTAGCTGGTGTCTTAACTTCTTTTTTCTTCTTTTGCAGATCCATTAATCGATCTGCAATTTCAGCATTTTGTTTCATCATATTAGATAATACTTCAAATGCTCTAGGATGTTCAGACTCTCTTGCAAGTTCCATCATAAGTTCAATAGCCTCATCACCTTTTTCCGCTAGATTATAATACTTTGATCTAGCAAATTCGTAATCATCATCAATATCATCTTTTTTTAAGTTCATGGTGTAATCTCATTATCGTCAATATTATCAATACCAGAAACAGATGCTGTTTCTACAACTTCTTCAATAAATCCAAATGTGTCAGAATTATTAATATCAACTGAAGCAGTATTAATAATACCCCCTGAAGATACAGGACCATAGAAACGAATTCGTGATTCAAAATCTAAAGAGTATATAATTGCTCTTCGAGTTAAGAAGTCACCTTCATAATCTTCGGCCATGTTCACACTAGTTAATACAATTGGAACATCTCCCTTAATTCCCATTTCCGGAACTTCATTAATTGTAATAGTATATTCTGGTTGAAAGTACGGCATAATCTGTTCAATGATTTGTAATGCATCATCTTGATTTTTAGCCATAACATTCAATTGAATACCAATTCGATAAGGAGCATAGGTATAAACATATGACCTAGAATTTTCTACTCCATCATCTTTAACAACTCTATTCATACGATTCAACTTAATAGAAGAATCATATGTCAATGAAGTAATTTCAAAAGATAATCTAGGTAACTTAATTGCTACTTGTGTATTTGTAAGATCTGCTTGCGCGTCTAATCGAGCCAAGAACTTTTGTTTAGGTCCATAGGCAAGAGGAACACGTGTAATTTGACGTATTTCTCCATCCGCATCTTTTCTTACAACCTTTATATCATTAAAGATTGATCCAAATGCGGCAATCATTCTTCGTATTGATGCGTGGTAAAAATGTTCATTTAGCATAATTAACCTCCAATCTCACCGAATGGATTCGATTCACTAAAATCAATAATACCATCAGCCGCAACTTCAAATTCCTGATTTCTTGATTGCGCATCAGAAATAAACGCTCTATCATTTACTAGATCACTATCAGTAATTTCATTTACTTCAAACACATTCCATTCCGCACCAGATGTTTGTCCAATTAATGGTTTATTAATAACAAACTCATGAACCTTGCCATCTGAAGTAACCCAATCGGTGATGCGTAATTCCCTACCAGCACCAAGTGGTTCAGTATATGTAATTACACCAGATACGTATTCTGCAGTATCACCAATCTGTTGTCTAACTTCTTCGCTAAATAGAAACTCTACAGAGTTTCCATTATTAACTTTAAGAACAGTCTGATAAGAAACTACTTTGTTAATAGTACGATCTATATCTTCGAATCCTGTCATGATTGTCTCACCAGAATATTCAAATAGTTCGCACTGTAATTTGTAAACAGGTAAATTAGATAATTGGTAGAATGGGAGTTCGTGTTCTACAAATCGAATTTCAAACAGCGATTTACTCATTGGAATATAAATCAAATCGCCTTCATTAGGACGAATTGAATTAATACCATTATTATGGTAACCAATAAGTTGTTCCCATCTTTTCTTTGAAACAATAAACGTAGCTTGATCTCGGATTTCTACTCCGAATTTAGCTAATATATTACCATCTCCCTCAAACCCTTCAATGTTTTCAATATACATTTCAACCATGTATGCATCATTGAAGTTTGATTCTACATCTTCGTTTAGTATTGTATCTTCAGTAATAATTTCACGTGGTAAATAATAAACATCTTGTCCATACATCTTAAGAGATTCAATGACAATGTCTTCATATAAATTTTGTTCAGACTTTACTTTCTGACTGAAGTACACATTAGTTGGCATAATTAATTATCCTACGTAGAAGTCAGGAGGCATTTCATAATTTAGTTGCATTTGTTCTCTGATTTTTTCTAACTCTAAATTAGCATCTTCAAATATCTGGCGCGCATTAATAGTTACACCACCAGGCATTTGCATACCTTCAAACTTAATAAGGTTAGCACCCCACTGTTGTTTAATTAGTGCCGTTGCATATTGTTTAAGAAACATATCATTATAGACATCGGTATATGTTGATGGGTCTACAATTCTCATGCATTCCACAATAACATAATCATTTTCTTTAATATCTGATTCCCAGTCAATATCTAGATGCAATTCATTCATGTGACGATTGAATCTAGAAAATTCACTTGCACCATTCAATTTCAAATCCAACAATGACATATATTGCTGGACCATCTCGTAATAAAGTAAATCACCAATATAACTTAGATCATATAGATCGTTCATATGCATTTGGTATTTTACACTAAACATATTAATGCTTGAACTATCGCCAATAAATGGGAATATTCTTTTTACATATAGAATATTATCATTGAGCGAAATAAAACGATTTGAAATATCTTGTGCAGTAATCTGATGCTTTAGATAAATTCTCATTGTAGCGTCAGAATGATACTCTTGATAGAACTGAAGTGCGTCATCAATTCTATCTTCGATCTGATCTTCATCTACGTTAATTTCAATGACAGGTGCACCGAGTCTGCGCATGCAGTAATCGATCAAACCTTGTCTGCTAGTTGGATTAGCCATTAATTAATTCCTTAATATGTCCCACCATCTACAGTTGTAACTGTAACGTTACCTGCAGCTACAGTAAAGTTACTTGATGAGAATTTAGCTACACCAAGAGTTGAGTAGGTTGCGGTTTCAACAGCAAAGTCAATACTATTAGTGATATCTTGATAAGTAACAGCAATGTTTGATTGAGTACCTAGGGCAATCGCTTCACCAATCTTATCTTGTACTGCTTCGGTAAAGTCATTAACCTGACCTGAAGTAATATCAATGATCTGTGTATTTGCATAAGTTAATCTACCTTGTGCATCAACAGTAAAGATACCAACAGAGTTTGCAGCACCATAAGTATCAGCAACAACAGTAGTATCATCTAGATCGTATGTTACGGTATTATTAGTAACAGTGCTAGTAAGACCAACTCCACCAGTAAATACTAA